ATTTATATAATTGAAAAACTATTTTAATTTTTTTCTTGATAGCTTGTTTCTGTAATTCTAATAATGATTGCGTATAATGAATGCTAACCTCTGAGTGCACTGGGGTAGCTACAAAAAGACTTCTTTCGTCTAATTCTTTTTTTTCATTAAACCAAATGGGTTTAGAGTTTGGATCGTTGCTCATGTAATAGTCCTTGTAAAAAATTAGTCCACTCTGATTTTCGCCTTTCCCAAGAGTAGAAGTTATTGTAAAAATCTTGTTGTTTTTTTAAAAAGTCTGGCACAGTGCCTTTGTATAGGTAACTACAAACTTCATCAATTGAAAAAGCAAACAACTCAGCTAAATTTTTATAATCTTTTGTATAATTAACATATACAGGCCATTCAGAGCATGTTTCGAACAAAGCCCCATAGTTAGTGGTTATCATGTGTAATCCTGCTGACAATGCTTCTATGGCTGATATGCAAGACGTTTCCTCCCATATACTAGGAAAACAATAAAGATCGTAAGATTGTAAATTTTTCCTTATCTTCTCATTTGCAACGTATCCAATATAATTCACATTAGGTAATGCCTTAGCTTGATCGTAAAGCCCTTTATAATAATCATCATTTGATTTTTTAAAAGCATCGCCGTATATTTGAGTGCTAGAATAAACATCTAATTCTACATCTTTGTTTTTCACTAATTGCATAGCACCTAATAATACATTTAAGCCACGCCAAGGAGTTGAGTGATAAATTAGTTTGACTTTATCACCTCTTATAAATTTTTTAGTTGGAAAAGGTTCAACAGCATTTTTTATTACTGTAGACTTATTCTCAGGTATTTTAAATCTCATTCTAAATTTTTCAAAACACCAATGAGAATTAAAAACATAGAAATCGTATTTTTTATGATTATCTTTGTTGGAGAACCAATTAATTAAATTAGGTTGATCATAAGAATTTTGTTGCCAAAGTATATTTATCTTATCTTTACTTAGTGGTATTTTTTCAGGCACAGACGTGGTTATTAGAAAATTATCTAATAAACTATTATCTACATATTTGTACAATAACTGATACTGTAATTCAGTGCCTCCTAGAGGACTCATTTAGTATCGCTTTTGCCACCAATAGAAGCTGGCGTAATTATAAGATCTTGCTGAAAGTCTTCCGCAGTCGTATCTGTATTTGGATCTGCTACATCTGCATCGAACTCTGCTTTATCCTTATATTCTTTTCCAGTTCTTTTATGTTTAATTTTTTCTACAGCATGAGCTGGTATTCTTCTTATTTCCATATTAACGTCCTTGTCCTTTATAGCGTTGTTTCTTCATACTCTTTTTTTTGTGTTTATTCAATCTCTTTGTGTGTCTACCTGGCCTTTTTTTTGGTGTAACTTTTGTATAATTATTAATGCCAAATATAGATTTTTTCTTAGCCATTTTCTTGTAATCTATCTATTTTAGAATACCATGATGGTATTGTATATCTCTTTCCTTTTAAAACTTCTTTTACGCCATGTTGATATTCTCCACCACTAGGAAATATCATACAACTAAGGGCTTTTAACTTATATTTTTTTTCTTTTTTATTTTCTAAAAAAAATAATTCTCCACCTTTGTAATTATCATTTAAATAAACTAAAGAAGAGTAATCAAATATATCATTATGATTTATTCTACGGTCAACATGTAAAGCCATCTTATGTCCTTTTTTCCATCTACACAATCTCATTTGTTGCCATAAACCAACTCTTACAGAATAGTAGTGATCTATAAAAATTTCATTTTTACGAGCATAATAAAGTAAAATATTTTTAACATATTGATCAGGTATGTGTTGAAAATGTATGTTTCTTTCTGCGTGAAAGGCTCTATCATCATAACAAAGGTGGGCATTTTTTTCAAAAAATTTAATTAAAACCTTTGCATGTTTAGGATGCACAAAATTCTTTATAATGAACTTCTTATTAGACTTACCCATTTTCTTGAGATCTATCTATTTGTGCGTAGCTTATAATACCTTGTAATTCATTAGCGGTTCCTGCCGTCATTTTTATAGAATCTCCCTCTTCTAAAACTAGGGTTTGATTTATTATATCAACCACATCATTTGCTGGTATCTGTTTATTTCTTATTCTAAATGTAAGTGAGGCAGAACTATCAGTTACTTGAACAGATAAATTTACAGCAGAACCTGATGCATTATCTATTTGAATTTGTTTTACTAAGCAACGTGCAGATGAAGGTGAAGTTAAAACTGTTGTTGTGTCAGTTGTAGAGAGATTTATACCTGAATTTTTATATTGTATTGTCATGATATAAACCAGTTAAAAGTAGACTGCTCGTTTTTCAAGTCTTGTTGATAAGATGTATTTAATTGTTGTTTGACTGTATCTAATGATTGCAAAACCTGTCTTTGATTTTCAGGCTGATAAGTTTCTTTTGGTTCGGGTATATATGCAGTTATTTTGGCCATTATCTTCTTCCATCAGGTTGAACATCCGCACGAAAAGTTCCGTATCTCCATGATTGACCTGATCCTGTATTTTCTATTTTTAAACTAGCTGCTCTACCTCTAGCTCTTGTATCAACTTTTTGCGTTGATGATGATATAGTAAATGGGCCGAGAGGCGAGGAGGCTGCTGTATCTACCGGAAAATCTTTCAAATTAATTGTGACTTGTGCGTCTCCAGTAATCCTCTTAAAGTCTGGAATAAATCTTCTAATTTTAGTGAAAAATTCTCCTTGACCATCTAAGTTTAATTGAAAATCACCTGATTGTATATTTGCTAAAATGGCAGTCGTTCCTGAAGTATTAACTTGATCTACCCCTTTTTCATGTTCATAAAAAGTCGTTGCCCCATTAGTGTTTGTAACTCCCTTTATAATTGGGAATGTGGGCACTCCTGTAAGAGAATATTCTGTTGCATAAGGGTGATCAAAAAGCTGAGCATCATAATATGTTGTTCTAGCTAAAGATCCTGTAGTCCAAACATTTTCAGTATAGTTAAATGTAACATTTCTATCAATAACGTTTGATCCAGATTTAGGATAATACCAAGATACCTCACCAAATAAAGTATTGTACCCAGCATATACTTTTTTAGCTTGATCAAAACTAATACCTAGATCACCAGTGTTGTTTGTAGTAAAAACGAAATCTTCAACTGTGCACGGCAAACTTTTTACAGTACCGTCGTACACAAAGAATCCACCAGAGTCAGCCATCCAATAAACGACACCATCTGCATAAACTACTGCGTGCTTACCGATAAGACCACAATTAGATCCAACTTTTCTTATCGAAAATGTAAACGGTGGACCAACAAACTGAGATATATAGGCTGCCGTGTCAGTTAAAATAAAAATATAGTCTTTACCTTTTACAGCACCTCTTATCTCTGTGCCGTCATCTAGTTGAAAAGTTCCAGCAGTATTAGTAGATGTAGGGGCATAATCTGAGATATCTTCTTGATCTGAGAATCTGATAAACATTTTATCTTGTTTACTAGGATCACCTATTACCGTCTCTGTGCCTAGATGAAACAAATGTCTGTCTTGATCTGACACGATCGTCATTACTGATTTTGTAGGATTGTCAGTAGCAACAGTGGCTCGTGTTTGTGGTGCGTTTGAATTAGCGTTAACTGGTTCCCAAGTAAAAGTTTTACCATCTAAAATAGTCGCTACTAAATTTTGGCCAAAATTATCTAGTGACCAATCAGCTGATGGTAGAACTACTGTACTAGCTGATGAGGCTTCTCCCCATCCGACAAAGTTTGCAGTGTCCTCAACAATAGTCCCGTTAGAGTGGGCTGATCTTGTTGATCCATTAGCACCTCTAGTGATACCTGTCAGATCATTTGAAGATTTACCAGTGTAAGTAATTAATTCGCCTCCTACTAAAATTTCACCTGTTGTTGGAAATAAAGATGCATCAGCTAAAGTAATATTTGTAGCGGAGCCGTTATTGCCTTGTGCATCATCAGCAAGTGAACCGTTTAATGTAGAAGATATTGCGCCAGCTAAACTACCGCTCCATAGTCCTGTGCCGTATCCAAATCCAAAAGTTTGATTCAATGCACCAGGTCTTACGTATGGATTCACAGAAGCTGAACCTGACCCGGAAGCTGTACCTGTTGAATTAGAGTCCATGGTTATAGTAAAAGAGTTTATGTCTGGGACGGTAATAACTTGAAATGTACCAGTGAAATCTGCAGCTACAAAACCAGTGGGTGCAGAAGTCATTGTGAAAGTAATTAAATCTCCAGCTTCTAATGTGTGTGAATTTAAATTTACGGTTACTGTGGGTGAACCACTAGAAGTATCAAAGGTTGCTCCAGCTATGGCAGCGTCTAAAGGAGTAATATCATAGAAGGCTTCAGAGTAATATAAAATTAAAGCTTTGTGAGTGCCTATAACAACGTATCTTCGTCCATCTAAATCTGTCCATTGATGTTGGGCTCTTGCTGCACCCACAATGGTGCTAGCAGTAAGTTGTTCCCAACCTCCTATTTTTTCAGGTAATCCATATCTAAATCTTACATTATCTCCATCCACATATTGACCTTGTGCTGCGGTCGGAGTGATTTGTTTATTGAACCCTGGAGCTATATCTACAAAACTTAAAGGCATAACAAATTATACAATATCTAGTGCTCCTTTTCTACTCAGTGTCTTTTGGTAGTCTAATTGTCCATTCTAAATTAGATAATAAATCATTAAGATTTAAATCATAATTTTCATTCTTTTTAATATATTTATGTAATTCTTCCGTATCTACAATAATATATTCATCTTTAATATCTAAAACTATTTTGTCAGCTTTGCTTTTAAAACTACCTATTTTAATATTGTCTCGAATGGGTCTAGTATCAAATTTAAATTTTTGATTATGTAATATGCCTTCGACATCCCACAATTCAGTTTTTCTCTGTTTTAAATTAGCTAATCTTATATTCTTTATTTTACTATGAAAATTTTTCAATTACGTTTAAACCAAGAAGGAAGACCTAAATGTGGACGTTTATCAAACATGTTATCCTTCGCTCCAGGTGTCTTACGATTGTTATAATGCAAGAAAACTTGCACACATTCTGTGCCTTTAAATTTTTCTCTCCAGTGCTCTAGTTCAGTGCCCCTATAAACTAACATATCTCCAGGTTCCAAATCTACTTTAATACCTTTAGCTTTACTAGCTACAGTAATATTTTTACCATCAGGGGGACCTACATTTTCATTTGGGCTTAAATATATAGGCCAGTCATCGCCACCAAGATTCATGGTAGTAGATATTTCGCAACTAAATCTATCTTTATGCCTTTTTAATTCATCCCCTTTTTTATATATTCTAGCGTATGAATAAGCTGGATATAATTTTAATGCAGTTGCTTTTTCCATGTCCGGTTGACATTTTAACATTAAAGTTTCCATACCAATATTTGCATATTGAGAATATGTATTTGGAATCTGTTGACCTTCGTCTTCATAAAAACCAATAATATTTTCATAAGGTGAAAAGTATCTCGCTTGTCTGCATGTATCGTAAACTTGTTTTTGCATTCTGAAATAATTTGCAAGAAATATTGCAAGATCTTTTGATATTGCTTTTTTGATTACCGTGTATCTATTTTTTTTAAAACTCATAATTTATATTTAAAGTTATTCTATTAGTCTTATCTGTGCAAGATGAACTAGAGTGATAATGTGCACCATTAAAAATTACACATTTGTTAGCTTCAGGTTTTATTTTTTTCGAAGGATTTTTAAAAAATAAGAAACCGTTATTAGTATTTAAAAAATACACAGCAGACATATGTTTAAATTTATAATCAATGTGAAAAGCATGTCTTATGTTTTTTGTTGTTTTTGGATACAAGTTTAATCTAGCTCTTAATAAAGATTTTATATTTAAATTATCTAAAATCTCTGGCATTATAATTTTGAAAAATTCACTATTTATTTTGTTATCTAAGTATAGAGAATGAGTGAAATATCCATAACCAGTTTTATCTAAATCATTAATTTTATTTTGAACATACCAAGGAAAATAATCATCTAAAATCATTTTATTAATTTCTTTTATTTTTTCTTTTTTTATAATATTCTTTTTTATCTTAAACATATTTTGTTTATTAAAACTCATATAAAATCAAAGGATATAATCCTCTTTTTAAAATTTATAGTATTTGGCTCAGTATAATGATAAATAAATTGTGGAACAATCATAATATCCCCTTCCACAACTTTTGGTTTATATAGTTTCGTTGTATCAAATTCTGTTTGCCAAGGTTGTATATAAGTGGTTAGTGGTGATTTTTCTTTCATATTCAAATATAAAATACCACAATACCCTTTCGATCCATGATTATGCGGTACGTGATAATCACCTTTTTTATAAGAAACTGACCAAAGATTGTACAAATGAATTTTTCTATTATATTTTTTATTTACTAAAGATATTTCATCTTTAAATATTTTTTGAAAATCATCTAAAAAATTCGCTCTATTTCTATTAGTGTAAAAATTTTCAAGGGGCACCTCAGGATAGTGTTTTAAAACCTCCTCAATTAATTGTTTCTTCTTTACAAAATGGATACATTTAATTTTAAAAAATTCTATTTTAAATATAGGTTCAATAAAATATTCTATACTAGACATCTTTTGTCATTCCTTTTGGCACTGCTTGAATATTCCAATGAATAAATCTAAATGGTTCTATACCATGATCAACTACAAACTCGTGTTCTAAATAACCTGGAAATATAATCATTGTGCCTGGGAGAGGCTTAAAGTGTATTAGTTCTGTGCCATTAAATATATGTTTATTTGATTTCATTTTTAATTTTGTTGTTCTTGCACCAGTTCTCGGATCGTAAAAAATAGGATAAGATGTTTTGTCTGAACATTTTAGAAAATAAAATCCAGATACGTGTTGATTTCCATGTATATGTGCTGAATGATGACCGCCTCCCTTTTTTGCAAACTCTTGCACCCATAATTCAGTAAACATAGTGCTGTAGTGTTGCATATCAAAACCTTGTGAATCTAAGAACTCCCAAGATTTTTGCCCCATGTAATTTTTAAAATCTAAAAAATTATTATCCAACATTAGTGTAGTTGAATGATGCGATATTCCAAAATCACCATATTTTTTTATATATTCTTTTGATCTTTTTTTTGAATCTAAAATATATTTATCAGATGCTTTGTTTAAAGATTTTACAAACTCAGGTTTTTGTTCAATAGATAGAGGTGTTTTAAAATATTCAAATATTTGCATTTTATTTAAACGGATATCCAAGATTCCACATAACTAATGAATATCTTACTCCTTTTGTTACAGGTTTTACTCTATGCCATACAAACGAGGGAAATACTATTATAGAACCCTTAGGTAATATCTCTTTACATTGAATTCTATGTTTTGATTCATCTCTCATATGTGGATCATAATTTCTAAAATCAAATTCTAATTCGCCACCCTCATATTCAGACCCGTCAGTCAATTGACAAGTCATTGAAAGTTTTCTTATTTTACCATTCATTTGGTTATTATTAGGATTTTCATAGGGTTTATCCCAACTATCACAATGCCAATCATAATATTGATTAAGTTTATATTTTGTAAATTGACAAGATTCTGAAACATCCCATTGAAAATTCCAACCTGCATTTTTATTTGCTAAATGTACATAAGGATGTAATTCTTTAAAAATCCATTTATCATTAAGCCAAACTAAATCAGAATTCCTTTTGCGTTTTATATCTTTTATTTCCTGCTTAGTTAATTCTTTATTATTATCTCCATAACCACCAGTTCTTGCCATGGTTTCAGCTTGTGATAAACCATGTCTAATTATTTCATCGCATATTCTAGGTGGGACAGCAGATTTAAAATACCAATAATAATTAGATATATTCATAAGTTATTGTTTGTATAAAGTTTAATGAATCTTTTTGATTATTTGAAATAAAATATTGGTTAGTTGACGGAAACATAATAAACATATTATCTTTTAATTGGATATCCCAACTTCTTCCTTTTCTTCTATTATCATCATAAAATATTTTAATCATACAATTGATGGTGTTTATTCCATACAAACAAGTGAAATCAGGAGAGTTTTTTAAATCTACAGGATCTACATTTAATATTGGTTCTGTTATTTCACCTGGTGTATAAGCATTACCCCAAGTATCTTTATTTATTAATGACATATTATAATTTAGATTGATAAAATCTTTAAGATAATTATTTAACTTATCCCAATCTTTAGAAAAAATAAATTTCTGTTTTTTGTAAAGGCTTTCAAAAATTGATTGAGATAAATTTAAAGGGTTGATTTCAAAATTATTAGGCATTGAAACGTCACCATAGAACAAAGCTTGTTCAGACAACACTTTCTTTTTCATTGTATCAACAGAAATATATTAATTTAGAATATCTGTCAAATCCCATGCAGTTGTATCTTCGTTCCAAACATAAGACCATTGATTAGTATTAGCTGCGTTTTGATTGTTTTGTTCTTCTGTTAATTCAGGAGCATCTCCAATAGGAGACTTCCAAGAAGCTGATTCGATATCTAACACCCAAGATGCATAAGGTTTTTCAGATAAAAAAATTTGATTTTCTGCATCCCAAGTATAACCTATACCTGCATAATTTCCTCTAAATGGTGTGCCACCTAGTTTATGTTGGTTACTGACTGTGTTGTATGATGTTTTAATCCATAAGTGAGCTGGCCAATTATTATGTTTTTCTAAATAAGCTTGACCTACAGCTTCATCTTCCTGCCCATCAGCATTTAAAGTATCTTTATCATTTAATGTTAAAACTTGTAAAACTTTATTTTCTTCAGATATTTTTGCAAAATGAGCCATAACGTTACCTATTTAAATTTATATCTTATTATCACGATTCCTGAACCGCCAGTTGCACCAGGAGCACCTCCACCTGCGCCACCACCTGTGTTGTCGGCTCCATTTCTTTCAGGAGTAGGGGCACCAGGTGATCCTTTACCGCCGCCTCCATCTCCACCAAGTCCACCATCACTCGGAGAAGCAGTGTATTGACCGCCTCCGCCTCCTCCAGAGAAATATTTTAATGGTCCACTTGGTCCTGGAGTACCAACAGCTGGATTGATTTGTGTTCCTGCTCCAGTGCCACCTGCACCTCCAATACTAGGAACTCCGCCTGATCCACTTCCAGCGGCACCTCCGCCACCACCGGCACCGATGTTTGGAAAGTTATTTGATGCACCTCCACCGTTATTTCCTTGTGGTGGGCTAACTGGTGGAGTATTTCCTGAACCAGCGCCAGGTGAAGGGG